GTGCCAGCTGCGCCACTGTTATAGCCGCCGCCGCCGCCCGAACCACCTGTACGACCTGCACTTGAATTAACGTGCGCACCACCGCCACCGCCACCTGAACTTATCGTTGCAAAGTAACTATTGCTTCCGTCTGTTCCAATGTTGCCATTTGTAACCGCCGCCCCGCCTGCGCCAACGGTAACGGTGTAATTTGTTGATGTTGTTGCGCTAATTACACTACGCGGCGAACTTCCGCCGCCGCTTGTGCCTACACTGGTGACATAACCACCAGCACCGCCACCGCCACCAGCACCGCCGCCGCCTGCACCACCACCACCGACAACTAGAAAATCAACGTCAAAAATGGCGGGTGCAAATGTATTAAACCCAATTCCTTTTAGTGGCGTCATGCTGAAATGTCACCGATCAAAACCCATGTGTCAGTTGCTTTTTTCCATAATGAAGCACCTGAATACTGACCTGTTAATTTTAATTTAGAACCGCTTGAATAAATTGTGACACCCGCACCTGCGATAGTCACTTGTCCTGCACCGTATTGAAGCAAATCAATACGCGTATTCACTGGAAATGCAGCTGAACCATTTGTTGGAATTGTCAAAGTTATTGCCGAAGCATTTGTTAAAGTAACCATTTTTCCTGCGTCTGATAATGCCAGTGTGTAAGTCGTACCAGTTTGTGCATTTTCAATTGCTTGATTTCCTACGCCATAATCAAATGACAATGTAACTGTGCCCGAAGTGCCGCCGCCTGATAAACCAGTGCCAGCCGTTACGCCTGCAATGTCACCTGACAAATCCGTCCATGTAAAATCCATGTTGGTGTTTGACGCCTTTGACAAGACTTGACCTGTTGTGCCGCCCTTTAAATCAGCCAACGACGTATCAACGGCTTGACCAAAAACCTCAAAGTCTGCTGGTAAGTCCGTTACCAGATCACTGGACGTGGGCATTTGCCAGTTAAAATTGCTCGTTGGGTTGCTCATGGTTTCTCCTTTTCTAAGCCACTATTGTGGCATTTGCCCAGTCTAAAGTCGGCGACACGCTTGCCCATGTTTCGGTGATCGGTACGTCGTTCCAGCGCATTGCCTGCAAGCTGTATGCCAGCGGTGACAACAGCAAGGTCACACTTAATCGGTTGTATGAGGCTTGAAATGACCAGCCTTCAACAAAGCCTTGAAACGTGCCACTGCTCATGTTAAGCGGTAAATTGTTCAATGCAATGGCTTCACCCATAAATACATTGATGAGGTTGTTTCGATCTGAGTTGTCAATTTCTGGGTTTGTTAAGTCGAACGAAATTTCGCTAAAGATTGGCTGGGGTTGGGCGCGTAATGACAAATAGAACGCCGCCTGCGCGTTGGCGTCAGCTGCGTCGTGCAATGTCGTTGTGATGATTTGTGCAAGGTTGCCATAAAGCGCGATTGACGCTGGGTCACTATCGGACACGTCGTTTTGACTGGTTGTGCCGTATTTAATTGTTATTGCATTTCGAACATCGCCAACGCGGGTTTCAATGCGCAAACCAGCTGCGCGAGCATGGTTAGCGTCAAGATCGACGTATCCGTTGGCAGCTAGATAATTCGTGCGGTGTGTGCTGTCTGCGTACCCTATGCGTCCTTGCGCGTCCTCGTAGATGTAACCAAGTCCAGATGTTGCCAATGCTGAAACCAGCGAATAAACGTCAATTGGGTCTTGTCCACTGCCACGCGCTGCAAGGTCATAATTGCCTGGACGATCGATTTCGCCCAAACCATTGTTTTCAGCTGTTGCCCACGTCGTGCCTGCTGGTGTGTAACCTGCCCAAGTAACTGACGGTGCAACCTGCGCCCATGTGTTATACAAAACTCCGCTTAAAATTTCATAAATTTGATCGCCGTCAAAATCGCGGGCAAGTGCGTCGGTGTAAATGACTTTTGGCAAACGTGCCAATGCACCTAGTGCTGTGATGCTGTACGTCTGCGTAAACATGGTCGTGCCTATGTCTCGCACCTCTAAAGCAATGTCGACGACGTTGCCACCAAAGATTGGGACGTATGTTCCTGTTGTGTCTTGAACCTGCACGGAAATGGTGCTGTTGATGTTGACAGGTACTGCCACTTGATTGACATCAAGCAGCTGCAAATTGACGTACCCTGCCTGTGCCTGCTCGTAGATGTTTGTTCGACCTGATCGTATTGTCAGGTTAGCCAAAACTGCGTCTGTGTACTCAACACCGTCGAGCAAGACTTTCCAGACTGGCGACCACTGCGTCATGTTAAATTGCCACCAATGCGGTTGCGCCACCTGTTCCGCGATAGTAGCTGTTGTTTAATGTCTCAACAATTGTGCGTGCTGTGCCCTCTTTATCAATTGCGCCAGTGACGGTCAGGTTGATTGTTGTACCTGATGCAGCTGCTACACCTGCAAGAGTGTTGGTGTTAGCACCTGAAATGTTTGCCCCAGTTAAACCAGACGACGCGGTACTAGCCGCCGCCGCCAAAGACTGAGCTGCTGTCAAACCTTTTGCCTGACCTGCAACAATGATTTTTGCCTCTGCTAAACCTGCTGCCTTACTAGCTGCTAATTGTGCTTGTTCAGCTGGTGTCTGAAATGCGCCTGCATAAGGTATTGCCCCGCTTGATACGCCTAGACCGGTGGTGTCAACATTGCCTCTATTTGCTAATGCGTTTGCACCTGCTAAAACTGATGCAGCTAGTGCCACTGCGCCAACGCCCAGCAATGGATTTAAGGCAAATGCTGTCGCGACACCTGCCACAATTGCTGAAGCTTTAAGAGCATTGTATGCGGTAATAATTGTTTTGATTAAAGAAATTGTTGCCATAACCGCAGCACTAATTTTTGAGACAACAAACAAACCTGCCAGCACACCGCCGACCAAAATTAGCTCATCTTTGAGTGATACCACGGTCTTTATGACCTTTTTGACCTGCTCGCCAAACTTATACGCACCAGCTGTGCCGTCCTCGGCTGCTGCTGTCAAACTGCCTTTGCCTGTCAAGGCGTTGATAAATGAGTCTAGATTTGGCACAACTGTTGTAATGACGTAGTCCATAAGTCGCTCAACAATTGGCAATAACGCAGCACCGATTGACTCTTTTGCCTCATCTGTTGCAATGCGTATGCGCTCAAACTTAACCGCTGCCGTCTCAGCTGCACCTTCAGCAAATCTGCCGTAAGTTGTCTCCAATGACGTGATGATCGCTTCATTGTCTTTTGATTTAAGCAAATTAGCGTCAAGTCCAAGACCCAAACGTGACAACGCTAGTGTGTTGCCGTCATAGGCACGACCCAACGCGTTGGAAATTGCCTCAACTGGCTTACCTGTTACCACTGCCAAATCAAGTGCAAGGTTGAGCAAACGTTGTGCTTCGTCCACGTCTTTTGTTGATCTAACAAGTCTGCCAAATGCAGGTCTTAATTCGTCGTCTGTTACACCAATTGCAATTGATGTTTTGGTGATGTAATCCTCAACGCCAGCGACTTGTGTCGCTGTTGCACTGGTCGTGGCTCTGATTGTTTCAGCTAGTTTTTCTTGCGCAGCTTGATCTTGCGCAGCAGCTTTGACTGCGTCACCTGCAAATGCCAATGCGGCAGCACCAGCAACGGCAAATGCTAAGGCAGCCTTTTTGCCAAACTCTGTCGCCTTATCGCCAAATGTTTCTGTGCTTTTTGTTGCTTTACCTAAGCCGTCAACTAAATCCTTTGTTTCAGCAAGTATGGATAATTTAAGGGTACGACTACCAGCCATTAGTCATACTTCCTAACTATTTTGCTAAAACTTTCTTCCCATTTCTTAATAATCTCAGGCTGTGCGCTTCGCAAAGTCGGATAAATAAACCAACCGCGTGAGCCTCGACCTTCGCGACCTGACCAGCGTGGAAATTGTTTTAAGCGATTTGAGCCAAATTCTGCACCGCCCCAAAGTTGTTGCGTTGTGCCGCCACCGCTCAACTTCTGTCCAGCAAAACCAAAACTGATCTCACCGACCTTTGAGGATTTTGACACTCTTGCACCAGCTGCAACTCGATCATCAAGTTTGTGATTTGTCCTGCCTGCCGCTGTCACAATTTGACCTTTGACATAGTCTGCTAACTCACTAGAGGCTTTTTTTGCTTGTGAAATGGCTTCGTCGTCCATAGCCTTAAACGCACGCATGATTGAGCGCAACTCGGCTTTGTCGTAGGTGATCGCCTCACTTGCCATTGTTGCGCCTCTCTAAAATCTCAAGAACCGTGAGTATGTCCTCAGCTTCAACAAAATCGTCTGGGTGTAACCCTGTTGCCAGAGCTACTTCCCAAACTATTCTGCTGAGGCTTCCGACTGGGTAACTTTTGGGTTTGCCTCACCTACAACGACGTCTGCAATAGTCTCAGTCCAAACCTCTAGTGTCTTGACTGGCTTGCCTGCTGCTTCGCGCTTCATTGCATGGTAGGCAAGAAAGATCAGGTCACTAATACCCATTTTCTCCTGCGCCTGTGCAATTGTGTTGCCTGTGTGCTTTTCCCATTTGACCCACTCAGGCGGCGCAGCTGTGTAAGTGATCTGCGTGCCTTCGTTGTATTCAATTGTGATTGGTAGCTTCATTGTGTCTCCCGATTGTTAGTTTTTAGCTGAAGGTTTCGGTTGGTGTTCCAACCACTACAAATGATAGATCAACGGTCTGTGCATCTGGTGCTGAACCGCCGACGCTTGGGAATACTGGCATTACGTTAAATGCAAAAACTGCACCTGTTACAGCTGTCATTGATACTGCCAATGTCGTGTTTGGTGCTGTTTCGCATGCTGTCCACAATGCCTCGCAAAGTGAACCTGTTGCGCCCCAGTCAGCAAGCATTGAAATGTCGAAAGTCCACTGATCGTCAATGTGCTTGTAAGCCTTGCCGTCTAGTGTTTGGTATGTCTCTACGGTTGAGTCCACCGCGAGTGTTGCGCTGGTCGCCTGCGCGTCGTAGTTAACGGTTGCAATGGTCACGACTAAATCGCGACCAGTTATGATTGTCGTTGGCATTTTGTCCCCTATGTTGTTTGTGTGTAGTACGTCGAGACGTTTATGTCAGCCACCAGCATTGGACTTTGTCCTACTTCCAACACGGTCGGCTTTTCAATAACGCCAACAACGTATCCTGCGGGCATTGCCGCAAGAATTCCGATTATGAGCTTTTCTAGATTGTCCAGTGAGCCTGCATTGCTGTTGCTGGCGACAATGGCTGTAATTGCAAAATTGATTTTGACCTGTGTTTTTGCCTTGCCAATTAACACAACTTCCATGTATGGACTGTCAGGTACGACAACAATGGCAGGCGGTATCGGTGCTTCTGGCACGCTTGGGTACACGTTTGCAGATAGCGCGCTAAAGGCTGTGGCTAAGGCTGATCGTGTTTCGGCAATTGAGTTTGCTGGCATTTATTGACACACTGTCTCAGCGTCCAGGTAAGGCATAAGCAATGTGCTGACGCGGTTAGTCAAGCTGCGACCCATACGATACGGCGAGCTTGTAAAGTCCACGCCCTCGATCTGACCACCAGCTGCAACGCGTGACTGAAAGACCTCAACGCTAACAGCCAAAATTGCTGACTCAATTGCTGGTGTGCTGGCATAAATTTGCGCAGCTGAGTAGCCTGACAATGTTGCCTTGCCGTTTGGCACGATTGGACGCAATGTTACGTCTGCGTTCGTCAGTGCTGCCGTAAAGTAATAAGGCGCGCTGTCAACGACTGTAAAGGTCGCCGTAAATGGTGCAGGCAAACCTGTGACGACAATTGACTGACCAGCTACAAAGTAATGCTCACGTACTGTGTAAAAAGTAGCTACGTTGTCTTTTAACTTGTAAGCATCAATGCCTGAAACGTTGGCAACCAGCATGGGCAAAATTACGTCCTCGCTGGTGTTAATAATTTCGTCAAGATAACTGTCACTGTAAAGTGAAACGGACACGCCAAGCACCGTGCGCAACTGACTAGCTGTGACAATGGCTGGCATGTCCGTTTCCTTTCGACTGCTGTGGCGAGATCGGGAGAACCCGCCACATGATTAGTGGGTTGTTATCAGGTCTTGTTGATACCAAACGCGCCTGCACCGATCTTGGTTGCAATTGCGCCGTATCCATAGACTGACACTGCGATCTGACCTGATGCGATTACGTCTGCACGCAAACGGTATGTTGGTGACTCGTACCATGTGTAAGCACTTGGGTTGATGATTAGCATTGAGTCATCTTTGTCAGTGTCATTTGCTGACGGTACGTTTGCTGTGACGTATAGATCAAGACCTGCGACGTTGCCGCGGATTGAGTCTGGACGTACTGCGCCGCCTGCGTTGCTTGGCTGTGCAGCCATGTAAATTGGACGACCTGAGTCGTTAAGTGTCATTAGGTTTGCCCACTGGCTTGTGTTTGCCAAGATGTTTGTTGCAAATCCCTGTGTATTTGAATAAACAGATGCAGCACCGCGTGACACAAAGCCAAGCAACTCAGCAGCTGTTGGGTATGTTGTCAGTGTTGTTGCATCAGCTGTTGCACCAGATGCCAGTGCTGTGTAAACAGCAAGGTCTGTTGCCTTTGCATAAGCTGCTGACATGTTGTTAAGCAACTCGTTAAAGAATAATGGTGATGTGCGATCTAGCAATTCAACGCTAAATGTTTGTTGTCCAGCATACTTTTTGACTGTAACTGACAAGAAACTTGAAGCCTGATCTGTTTCGCTTGGTGTGCCTGCTTCTGCTGTTTCAGCAACTGTTGGCATTGTTGTGATCTTTGGAATTTCAAATGACATACCAGCATCAGGCAAAACGCCACGGCTGATTGCGTCAATTGCTGATCGTGTGTTGTTAGCAAGTCCGTTGATAACTTCTGTCAACTGACGTGTAGGCACAAGACCTGCGTTGTCTGTTGTGTCATCTGCCGCTGCGACATACTGACGTGCTGACTCCTCGCCAAGTGAAGCGCGGATTGTGTTTTCCAAATACTTAGCAGCTGTGAACTCTAGGCGTGGCTTTGTTGTCCAACCGCCTACGGCTGGCTTTGCATTTGCTGTTACTGACTGGGCAGCTTCTACCGTCTCGACGGTTTCCGCGTTTGTGACGGTGTTGTCCACTTCGTCTCCTTCTGTTGTTGGTGTTTCCTCTGGCTCAACTGTTGAGTCAGAAATCTCAGGCTCGTCACCTGTTGTAGCTGCGACCTCGTTGACGCGTGCTGATCTAATTGCAGGCTCTGACGTCAAAGCAACGCCAGTCATTTCACCTTTAATGATGCGCACTGTTCCGTCTTTAAGTGTCTCGTACTCGTCAAAATAAACCTCGACGCTAAATCCGTCGCGCAAACCTTCTGAGGCTTCCACAAGTGCATCTGTGCCAGCTGTTGTGTTGGCGATCTTAAATGTTGCGTCAATGCCTTGCTCGTTCGCTTCGATTGACAATGTTTTACCAATACGACGTGTGCGATCGTGTTCAAGATTAAGCAACACTGGTACTGCTGCAATGCTTCCTTTTGCAAACTGCACTTTGCCAATTGACGCTGTGCCAGTTTCCTCAAATGTGACAATGCGACCGGTGATCGTACGACTGTTTGAGTCAGCCGCCGTTATAGCAATTGGTGTGATTAGTTTTTTCATAACAACATGTCCTCCTCGGCGCGTATTTCGTCGATCGACATTGCGCCGATACGATTTAAGATTTCATAGACTTGCGCGCGCTCAAATGGATTACCACGCAAGAAATTGTCTAAATCAAACATGACTTTGTTGCCTGCTGGCGTAAAGTCCGCAAAAGATAAACGCTGTTCCAAAATTGACATGTAATTTCTAAAAGCAAAGTCTACTAGGTCGCGCCTTTTGTCTAAAGCATTGGCGTATGTAAAACTCGACTGCTGGCTGTCTGTGAAGTAAGCAGGTAATCCACACGCGCGACTAAGTTCCAAAGAAACGTAATTTCTGGCTTCATTGAGCTGTAAATTCTTAGGGTCAAAGCCGACTGCTTCCATAGTCACGTCGGCGTTAAGAAATGCTGTTGACTTGTTGGCTCTAGCTGTGCGCCATGCCTGCAAAATCTTTGCGACGCGATCTGCTGGCAATGATGTGCCGTTTGATTTCAACACCATTAGCGGTGTTGGTTCGTTGGCAAAATTGAGTGACGCCTTTTCTAGCGCGGCAGCAGCTTTAATTGTGCGACCTGCGCGAGCAAGCAAACCTTCTTGCGTATTTGGAAACACGACAAGATTTGTTGGGTCAATTGGTTTGCCGTCAATTTCGTACGCTGTGATTTCTGTATTGTCAAAGTTTGTTGTAATTGATACCCGCTCTGGCGCGACTCTTTCCATTGCGCGGATTTTGCCTGTGTCGGCGTAACGTTCCATAACCATGGCATAAGCTGCGTTGTGAAAAAATAAGTCTGAGATAAGCCAGCCGTAAAATGTTGCACCTGGTATGCGCGGGTCAGGTTGATTGATAACACGCGGCTGTGACACCTTCTCACCTGTTGCTTCATTGCGTGTGTGCAATGGCAGTGATGCAATTGTTTGCATGATGCCCAATGCACGCGCCACCGTCGGCACGCTCATTGCCTCTGCGCGATTAGCCTGTGCAATACCGTAAAAGTAAAAATTGTTGTTTTCTGTAAAATACGGCGCAAGAGATGCGTCAACGTCCAAAGGCGCAGCTGGAACGGCAGCTGACACCTTTGGCACAAATAGATCAAATAAACCCATGTCCAAATTGTGTCAGGCTTATACGATCAACCAACCATGATGTCAAGATCATTGTCTGGGCGTGTCGCAAAATGTGTAACCAGTGCAACAGCAACCGCACCACACACAACAGCTTGACTTGCTCGCCTACCAATGACCCAGCCACCGTCACCCCGACGCAATTGCACAGCTGACAAAATTTCGTCTGTCAATTGTGCCTGACCACGGTGTTTGAGTCTGCCGCTGTTAATTGCCGACAACATCTCGTCGCAGCTCTGCGGGTACGCGCTGTCCATGTCAAAGACAGGTATGCCAGCAGGTGCAAGGCGTGCAGCTACTGCACCGCTTGTCTTGCGGCTGTACAAAACGTATTCGGTGACGTACTTGCGCGCATAATCTGCCAAGTCGTTGGCAATTGCTTTGTCGTCCAGCTGTAAATCGTTTTTCCATGTATGCAACAGCTTGACCACAAACTGCTCGTCCCCTAGTTTTTGCGCGCCCACCAATGAGGCGTGTTTTCTGTCAGGTGATAGGTCAATTGCCAGCCACGTCAATTTGTCAATGTCAAGATCGATAGTTTTGTCCAGACAATTACCCCATGAGGCACTGTCAACCGCGCTGCTAATAGCTACGACCCACCGACAAAGCACCTCAGTCATGACCACGTCTGGCGGGTCTTTCAACACGCTGCGCACGTTGTCGGCGTGGATTGTCCGACCCATTGCTGGGTTTGAGTGCCTCGCATTTTCAACGCTAATCTCGTCTGTCGGTGCTGACCACTCAAAGTACCCAATCTCATCATCTGCGCCAGCGATCTTTGCCAATGCTCGCTCTCGAAATGCGTTCAGCACAACGCTGCTGGCATCACCCGCGTTTGTGTACGCCATGACAAGCGGATTTTTTGCCGCCATAAGGGTGTAACGCAATGAGGCAAAGGTTTCCAGCTCTTTCATTTCGCGCAGCTCGTCCAAGTGGACTGTTTCAGGTCTGGAGACACCGCGAGCTGATGAACCACCAGCTTTGACAATAAACCGCGTACCGTGCAAGGTCTCGATTTCCTCAGCACCGTGCGCCCACCGTATCCGCTTGACCTGTTTTGCCAAAACCTCGTTTGCCTCGATCAGCGACACCAGCGATCTAAACTGTTCAAGGCTGGTTGCCAGCGTATGAGCTGAGGCGATCTGCAATGGCTCTTTCCACAAGAAAAGACCGCCCAAAATTCTGATCTGCTGTAAAAAACTTTTGCCGTTTTGTCTCGCAACGACGCAAATGTTTAGGGGCGTCGCCCAGCGTCCGTCAGGCTTGATTTTGTGGCTGTGGATAAGGTAAAACTTCTGCCAGTCCATTAATTCGACCCCAATACTGGCAGCTAGATCGATCAATTCCTGACCCCTAGACGGCAAATCATTAAGCGGCGTGTGAATTCTGGGCGTGGAAATGCCCATTAAAGGCGGCTCTGCCTCATTGGGATTTTCAGACCTGTTCAGGTCATCTAGTACCGACTCAGGCATGATCGTGGCTTACAGAGGCCGTTGGAGGCTTTTCTGAGCCTCTTGAGTCGTTTTGGGGGGGTAGGAAACACGGAAGAGTCAGGGGTGTCGCGTGGTTACTAAAAAACCTACCCCCTTTTCGTAAATTGCAG